CTTGATTTAGTCTTTTGGTATTTTTTAAGTACAGTTGAATCTATTCGTTGACTAATCATTTGCTTGGTAATTTTTGTTTTGATGGTATGCATAGGTTTCTCCTTTATAATTGATTGATGAGTTAGTTAGGTTGAACAGTTTTTGAGTCAATCAACTCGCATGATGTTCACATGGTTAGTATTCAGGTATTTCACCCGTCTTATATTGTTTAACGTATACAAGAAGATAAAACGTATTGCGTAAAGTGGCAATAACTGATGGATATTGTTTTACCTACGTCCCTTAATGTATTTGGGAATAACATATTTACGTATAGATTGATTAAGTCTATAAGTTAATTTAGTGGGTATTTTTACATGTACCCAGCATGCACTCATCATAACACTAACAGGAATAATAGTATTGAACCGATAAATAGTAAGAAAACTAGTAGTTCAAATATAGCAGTTAACCATGCAGGTATGATTATCTGTCTCATGATTTCTTACTTTTAGGTCTTCCAACTGATGCTGTAATACCGTGTTCCTTTCTGAATTGTTTAATATTTTCTTGCGATTCTAACATTGCCATTTCTACTGATTCATCTAAGGCTGTGTTTATAATTTTAAATGATTGACGAGTAGAATGTTTAAGCCCCTCATCGCCTACAAGTACGTTAATAAGTTCTGCTGAGTTTTCAATAGTTTTTCCCATTGATGCTAAGGTGTTACTGATGTTCTTCCATAGTTTCATTTTGTTTCTCCTGTTTTGTTAGTATTATTGAGTATCTTAAGTGTTAAGCATAAGTTGGAATATTCAGTATAAAAGAATACAACAACAAATTGCCTGACGGTCGGCAGACCCGCTATCAAGTATGAGAGAGTTCTTTTAAACTTACTATCAGGTTCAGTGTGTGATGTGTGTGTGTGATGCTCTATAAAAAAATAACACCAACACCCTAAATAGGATGCTGATGTTACGTTATATAACTAAGAAGACGTTGTTGCTAATCTTCGAAGTTCGTTCATATAATGTACCGCAGGATATCCAAAGTCTTTTGCGTAGACTTTAGAATAATCTCCAGTATGTTGAACAGGTTTTGAATCATTTAATGAATGTGCTAAATCTTCCCAAGTAATGGTTATTTTACCTGTTTTGTTTAACACAGCCATGCGTGCAATATTTACATCAACGTTATTAGCGTTTGTTGTAAAGTAGATATACGTTGTAGTTGTATAATCCATAATATACTCCAGTATTATTAAGTGATAACATCAACATTTCCGAAGAGATGCTGATGTTAATGGGTCTTTACATTGCGTCAATGGAAGCGTTAACTTCATCGGCTGTCAATTTCATAGATACCATATCAACAGTTGCTGATTTAAGTAAAGTGCGTAGTTCTGCAATGACGGTGTTCTTGTCATCATCAGAAGACTCATCTACTAAATCGTTATCGAAGAAGTTGATATGGCCAAACATTGCAGAACCATTACCAAGGTTAAAGTTAACATGTCCTTTTTCAGTCATAGAACTGGTACGGATAGTTAACTTCTTGGATGTCATAATCTTAACAACTTGCTTGGCTGTTATGTCCCTGTAATTACTAGTAGGGATAAACTGCAAAGATTCATTGTCTGCAAAATTGATATAGATTGCACGAGACTTAGATGTATTATTTTCTGTATTCATTTTATTACTCCATTATTTAAAATTAGACCATTACTTTATGTAACAGCCAAATACTTGTCAACAAGTATCCTGACGCTCGGCAGAGCAAGAAAAGAATAAAAAAGATAGTTAATTCTAAACAATAGGGGGGGTGCCTTCACCTTACCATCATTCCCACGTAAGTTTACTAACTCCGTACACAAAATATAAAATATACTAATAGTGAATAGGTCATCCTGCCCCCTATTGATACGAGCATACGTCCCGCGCCCAAAGGAGCGCTAGCGACTGCCGGGATGGGGGTAAGTATGTGAGTATCTTATTACTAAATATTTTATTTTATTTGTAGTTAAAGTGGTGGCTCTTGCGGACTGCGTCCTAATATATATAAAGGATATGGCTACAACCCGCATTCCTCCAAGGGCAAGTTTAGGTTATATACTAATTTGACTTAGGTGATTTGGGGGGGTCAGTTGGTATATTTGGTAATTAGTTGTGTTTAGCTAAGGTAGTTAGGTACAATGGTAATTATGAGAAAAGAGTATTATCAGATTGCTTTAACAGCGCCAGATATAAGTGACCCATCTATATTATTAGCTAGAATACCTCTTGCAGCTACTAGAAACCTGTGGTGTGCTATCAGAGCTACTGTGGGGTTAGACAATAAGATGCGGATGATGCATGTTGAACTAGTAGACATAATAAATAATGATGATGAGTTACATGTGCATGTACAAGCACCTGACATCACTAAAGGCATAAATATGCTGGCTGACTACAATATGATAATGGTAGGTAAATATCACGAGATATTCTTGAATCCTCACTACTGGTGGTTTGGTGACCCAGATAAACGTTATATTGCACGAGTTGAATGGGATGAACGTAAGAAACAACAGAATGGAGGTAACAGATGGCTAAAATAAAACACGGGTATATGGGGGATATGGGCATGTTGTTACAGGTAGGTAGCCGTGTGGCACGGGAAATGTGGACAACTCTTTCTAGACGTGCTGATATTAACACTAATAAGCTTTACATATCTCAGATAGATATTGCTAATGACTTAGGTAAAACACCCTCACAGATAAGTGGAGCTATTAAATCACTCAAGGAAAATAACCTAATACGTTTAGGTAAGAATAAAGAAATATTCTTCAACCCTTATGTTTTGTTCTTTGCGGAGTTTGATGAAGATGAGCCTGATGCGTGGCTAGAAGCCTTTAATGGGGATGATGTAGTTTACCCACTACCTATGCACAAAGAATGGGGTCACCCAGACAAGGAGCTAAATGCAATTAGTAAATAAAGAGTTTACAAAAGACTTAACGCTGGTACAGCTGCAAGCAAGTATGCCTAAGAAGTTTAGGCACAATGTAACTGAAGATATGGTTAAGTTTATTAACGCTACTGAGGGTGATGAGTTTAGAGATGTCTACAAAGAAAACTTACTTGGGTTTTCAGATGTAATGCAATTAGGTAGATATGGCATGACAGAGTATCTTAACGCTGTGAAGTTTGTCAGTTATAAGCTACTGGGTGATTCTAATACTATTGCTTACGCTAAGGTGTTTCCTGACAGATATCAGAGATTGGTAGATAAGAATACTCCGATGAAGACTATCTCTAGCTTCTCAACTACTTATAACAAAGGCGCGTTAGTTCATAAAATATTAGAGCGTACGTTAGTACCTGTGCATATTCTTAATATGGATATACACCAGGAAGCTATCAATATCCAAGCTGAGCTCATGAGAGATGCTAAATCAGAGACAGTTAGACAGAAGGCAGCTGAGTGCTTGATTATGCAATTAAAAGCTCCAGAAACGGCTAAGATTGAAGTTGATGTAAATTACAACAATGATTCTATTGATGAGCTGAGAGCTACAACTAGAGCTTTAGCCCAGCAACAACTTAAGTTAATTCAGAGTGGAGCTGTTACAGCTGAGGATATGGCACACTCTGATATTATTGCTAGAAAGAAAGATACTATTGAAACTGAATATGAGGAAGTAGAATGATACATTGCATGAATGATTGTCTAGGAAAACTGAAAGCTATTAAAAAGATGGCTCAAGATGGTATGAATGAGTCTACTGATGTTGTACAAAGAAATAAGTTTGAGCAGATATCTATGGAGGTCAGTTATTTGTTAGTTGAAGCTGAGCACGATGATGATAAACGAATTGAACAGCTACGGACATACAGAAAATAATGGAAGGATACGAAAGAGCCGAATACTTAGGTCATGGTGTATGGAGGTGGGTTAAATGCAAGGATTAGTTAAGAAGACAGTTGAAGAATGGTTAAACGATATTGACTATTCTCTAGATGCAAGCTATGTTCCTAGCGAGTTTGCATTAGAATTCGTTAGTTTTATTAAGCTAGTTAACGGTGAACGTGGTGAAGAGAATAAAACACCTGTAATTCATTACAAGATGCTAGATAACATTACTGGCAAGAGACAGAATACCGTTAACATGTGTTCACGTGGTCTTGCTAAGACAACTATCCTGGCAGAGTACCTAATACTATATTTAGCTGTGTATGGCTCTATTCCAGGGTTTGGTGATGTAGACTACGGTTTGTATGTTTCTGACTCCATTGAGAATGGTGTAAAGAAGATGAGACTACGTTTAGAGCGCAGATGTGATAACAGCCCATTCCTTAAAGCTTACCTAGATAAATCTAAGTTTACTGACATTAGATGGTACTTTAGAAATAAACAAGGTAAAGAGCTGGTAATAACGGGTCATGGTGCTAAAACTGGTGTTCGTGGTACTGTAGAGCTGAATACTAGACCTCAGTTAGCAATACTGGATGACTTACTCTCAGATGACGATGCTAGGTCACCAACTATCATTGAAAGTGTAGAGAACACTATTTACTCAGCTATTGACTACGCTTTACACCCTAATAGACGTAAAGTAATCTGGTCTGGGACTCCGTTCAATGCTAAGGACCCATTGTACAAAGCTGTAGAGTCTGGAGTGTGGTATGTAAACGTTTATCCTGTATGTGAGGAGTTTCCTGTACCTGAAAGTGAATTTAAGGGAGCTTGGGAGGATAGATTTAACTATGAGTACGTGAAGAGTCAGTACGATAAGTCTAGAGGTGCTGGGAAGCTTGACAGTTTTAATCAGGAGCTAATGCTCAGGATTATGTCTGAGGAAGAACGTCTCATTAAGGACGGTGATATTACTTGGTATAAGCATGCTAATGTTAAGAATAATATGGGCGCATTCAACTTCTATATTACGACTGACTTTGCTACTTCAGCTAAAGAAAGTGCTGACTTCAGTACGATTAACGTCTGGGCTTACAATAATCAAGGTGACTGGTTATGGGTAGATGGATTCTGTAAGAAAGCTTTGATGGATAAATCTATAGATGAATTATTTAGATTAGCTCAGAAATACCGTCCGCAGGAAGTAGGTGTAGAGGTGACGGGGCAGCAGGGAGGTTTTATAGCGTGGATTCAGAATGAGATGATGAACCGTAATATTTACTTCACCTTAGCTTCAGGCCGTGGGAAGACTACTCCTGGCATACGTCCTAATAAAGATAAGATGAGTAGATTCCAACAAATGGCGGTACCACTATTCAAATCAGGTAAGTTATGGTTTCCTGAGGAGCTTAGGGACTCTGCTGAGTTAGCTGAGATGATGAATGAGTTACAGTTAGCCACAGTTAAAGGTTTTAAGTCTAAGCATGATGACCAGATAGATAATATCTCTATGTTAGGTGAGTTTAATGCATGGAAGCCAAGTGAGGTATCTACAAATGCTCATAATAAAGATGGAACTATGATGTGGGATGATGAAGAACCTGAAGAATCAGGTGAGAGTTCGTATTTCGTATAAAGCTGTATGTGTAGCAAATAACGTGGTATGATAAATACACAGTATTTATTTTAGGATAACATAGTGAAAGTTTACGAATACATAGAATTTTTAGTTAATGGCGAGATTAACATGTTAGCTGTTGCTAACGTGGGTGATATGTCACCAGGTGCTTCACCTGTACCTTCAACTCTACAAGTAGCAAATCAAACTAAAATACTTTCGTACGTTAATTTAGCTAATATCGAATTACATAAGAAGTTCAATATCCTACAGAAAGATATGGATTTAGACTTTGCACTAGCTGGTGAAGAGTTTAAGCTAGGGGATGACTTTCTACATGCTACAAGTTGTATTTTTACTGATGGTACAGAGATTCCTATCAATAATGATAAAACTAATATAGTAGATGGTGTGGATAGTAATGTGTCTGTTATGTTTAAAGACCCGGCTAAAGTAGTGATTAAAGGTACTGATACAGATGGTAGAAAAGATATGATACTTACGTATACAGCTGCACCTAAATTAGCTAAGACTATCAATGTTAACTTAAGCTTACCTCAGCTATATACAGAAGCATTGTTAAACTATGCTGCGTATAAAGCACATGTTGCTCTTAAAGGTGATATGAAGTCTGAGAACAATACATATTATTTAAGATTTGCTGAGAGCTGTAAACAAATTAATTTACTAGGATTAAGAAATCCAGATAACTTAGATACAAATACTAAATTAACAGATAGAGGTTTTATCTAAAAAACTAGTGTTATAATTAAGACAAATTTATTGCATGTCATATGCTGAGAACAACCTCCAGGAGGAGTTAAATAATGGCTTACTACGATACGATTAACCTTGTTGCGGGAGACGATAAACCTGAATTA